GCGCTCCACGCGGAGCCCGACACAACACACAAAACCCTGCGCGGCCCGCGTGGAGAATGTTCAATCCGCGCTCCACGCGGAGCCCGACAATCGCAGGGAGTTTATAAAACAGTGCGCTTTCCAGAATGTTCAATCCGCGCTCCACGCGGAGCCCGACAGCAAAAACAGCCAATCGCTTGTCTGTCTTTACTCCTTTATTACAGCATATTTTACAGGATTTTGCAAGCATCCGACACATACAAAACGCCTGTAACGGCAAAAAAATTAAAAATCAGGTGCGAAATTCCCGACGATTTCGTGTTCGCTCGGGTTTCGCACCTGTAAGTTCATTGCGATACATGTTCTAATAGGTCGCCCGGTTGGCAATCAAGCATTTCGCAAATCCGTGAAATGTTCTCCCAAGATACGAGTTCGCCCTTTCTCAGCAGTTGTATGGTACTTTCTGATAGTAGTTTGTCCCTTCGTAGTTTGTAGGTACTAAATCCACGCTCTTTTAATGCAGATAAAACATCAATCTTATAAATTACAGGCATACTATTCTCCTTTCTGTGGACGCAAACCGCCAAATCTCCACAATATAAATTATATATTAAGCATACACTAAAATCAAGTGTACTAAATGCACAAATTATACACCTAAACTTAGTGCACAAAATCAATAGACATACACTGGCATTAGGTGTATACTATAGTCACAAGGTCAGGAGAGAACGGCGGCAAGACAATGCCGCACCGAAGTCAAGTCAATATCCCCGTGAGGATGAACATGATCTGTGAACAATAGTCGGGAAGATTGCTTGACCGTTCTCTCCACCCTGAATGCAGCGGGGCAACCGAGGCGAACCGGGGCAGCCATGTGAGCCGAACGTATACCCGGCAATAGGCAAAGGCTGACGCAAGCCCAACCGCTCCGCTGCAATTAAAAAACCCCTTGCATCACCGCCTACCAAGCAGATGCAAGGAGCCACAAGCGCCACCAAAACGGAGAGAAACCAAAATGGAGAATATCCGAAATGGGGGTATGCTTATGATACGCTTTACCGATTCAGTTGTCAAGAAAATGGGAGGTTATTTGAAATGAAAAACACGATGAGCAAAGCAGAGGCCGCAAGCATCCTTGAAGATGAAATTTACGAGTTGAAGGAAGTTGCCGAAAAGTGCTCCGTAATCATGCGCGAGATCACAGAAGGATATTTTTAAAAACATAGCCCTTCCGATGAAAAAGGCAAGATGTGCATTACGCTTGATTTCAATCGAATCAGGATTTTCGCGTCTATCTTAGACGGGCTTATTTTTGATTTGAACAATAAAGCCAAAGAAATTGATTCCATTTCGGGAGAAACAGAAATTAAAACTGGAGGTAACGCCGCATGAACGAATTGCAGATTTTCGAGTATGAAGGAACGCCGGTCAGAAACGTGATGATTGAGGAAGAATGCTGGTGGGTGTTGAAAGATGTATGCCAAATCTTAGGTATCAACAACCATAGGGATTTGCCCAAGCGTTTAGACGTTGACGAGGTGGGTAGATTTGAGTTACCCCACCCTCAAAACCCTACAAAACTTATTGAGATGGTGTGCATCAACGAATCCGGCCTCTATAATGTCATCCTACGTTCCGACAAACCAAAGGCAAAGGAATTCAAACGGTGGGTCACGCACGAAGTTCTTCCCACAATCCACAAGCACGGTGCCTATGCTGTGGATGATCTTCTTGACAACCCCGAACTTGCGATCAAAGCCTTTACCGCGCTCAAAGACGAGCGGGAGCGGCGCAAAGCGTTGGAACTGGAAAACGCACAGCAGAAACAGATCATTGGTGAATTGCAGCCAAAAGCGAACTATGTTGATATCATCCTCAACAACAAATCCCTTCTTACCATCACACAGATTGCGAAGGACTATGGCATGACCGGCCAGAAAATGAACAAACTGCTTTCCGAGCTGGGCGTTCAGTACAAACAAAGCGGCCAATGGCTCCTTTACCGGCAGTATCATGATAAAGGCTATACGCATTCACAGACCATCGACATCTACCGTTCAGACGGCAGGCCCGATGTGGTGATGGAAACCAAATGGACGCAGAAGGGGCGACTGTTCCTTTACGAACTCCTGAAAGGCGTTGGGATCGTCCCGGTGATCGAGCGGGATATAGGCGCGTAAAAAGAATCTGGAAAGCACCTGCTACGGCGGGTGCTTTTTATATACACGAAGGGCAGGAGAAAAAATGTTTACTCCCGGAGATAATCCTATCAGATTGGTAGACGGTCAAAAAGTAAAATGTCCCTCAAAATATGAATACATTCTCAGTGATGTTTCAAAATCTGACGCAGGGCGTACAGAAGATACGGTGATGCACAAAGGAAAAGTGGGGCAAACAGTTTCTCTAAACGTTGGATGGGAGTTTCTTACCACCTCTGAACTTTCGCGGCTGCTGAAACAATTTGATAAAGAATATATCAGGCTTGAATATCTGGATGCAAAAGCAGGGGATTTTCTTACGTCTGAGTTTTACGTGAGCGACCGCACGTCGCCAATGTACAACAGCGAATTAGATAAATGGGAAAGCTTAGAGTTTTCCATCATCAAACGAAGCGGGAAGTGATATTTTGTATAACATTTCGTCGGAAGCCCTTGCGGTACTGCAATCAGACGCGCCACAAGGGATTTCTATTCACGTTAATGGAACAGGTGGGGAATTGAATTTAACGGAATCTGATTTTGTGGGGGATATCACAATAACCCGGCGCTGCGTGGCTGGGGAGAAAATAGAGATCGGTACCGCGATAGCTTCCGAGTTCAAGGCCACACTGCAAAACTATGATGGGCGGTTTGACGGGTTCGTTTTTGAGGGCGCGGAGCTGTTTGTACGTTTTTCTGTCCCCGTTGGAAGCGGAGTTGAATATATCCCCATAGGATACTTTACAATCGACGAGCAGCCCCGCAAACTGTCTACTATCTCAATTACTGCGCTCGACCGCATGGCTAGATTCAACCGGTCGTATGATACAACTACGGCCTATCCGGCATCTCTGTACCAGGTCCTTTCTGACGCATGCTTGAAATGCGGCGTACCTCTAGCAACAACATCGGGTAGCCTTATAAACACAACGTATTCGCCTCCGAAACGCCCCGAATCGGACGGATTGACTTATAGACAGGTTGTTGAATGGATTGCGGAATTGGCCGGTACTTGCGCTTGGATTGATTGGGATGGGAAACTTAGATTGACATGGTATGCGGATACGACAACCCGAATATCGCCCTCAGACCGTTTTACCTCCGATATGCAAGAAAACGATATCACAATTACAGGCATGCAAATCGTGGCAAATGATGAAACGGGGACAGTTTATCAGTCGGGCAACGATGTATATGCGTTGAACATTGAAGGAAACCTTCTTGCGCAAGACAATTTACAAAATCTATGTGATGCACTGCGCGCCAAAATAGATGGCTTTACATACCGTCCTTACACCTGCACGACGATGGGATATCCTCACCTGTGGCCGCTTGATAAAATTATCTATGAGGATAAGGATGGCGTGGAGCATGTCTCAATTATTACAGATCACACGATTAAATTAAATGGAGCATCTGCCATAGCTGCCAAAGGCGAGACCACGCAGCGAAATGGCTACGCAACCTCTGCACCCCTTACATCAAAAGAACGGGCCATTTTAGAGCGTATGAAGGCGCAGACCAACCGCAAGTTGTCTACCATGCAACAAGCCGCCCTTGAACTCAACGAAACAATGGCAAACAGCATGGGGCTTTATAGCACGACAACCGTAAACCCCGACATGTCCGTTACCGCTTACTGGCACGATAAACCTACGCTTGAAGATTCTCAGTACATTTACACCCGGAACGCCGGGGGATATGCGTGGACTGATAGCGGATGGAACGATGGGGAGCCCGTCTGGCAATACGGAGTGACCAAGGACGGCATTGCAATCCTCAACGTACTCCACGTCTACAAGCTGACTGCGGATTATCTCGATGTGCGGGGGCTAACTGTTACCAATGCATCCGGGACGGAAACCCTGAAAATATCCCCACAGGGCGACGTCTCCCTCAACGTCAAAAGCCTAAGCATCACGGGGAACCAGGTGGCGACGCAGGGGGATTTGACGAGTGGGATCAATGGGCTGCAAATTGGAAGCCGGAATTATCTTTTAAACAGTGAAAAAACTTATACAAATCAGTCCAGGGAATTTCTGCAAACACATGACCTTGCACCCATTTTCGATACATATGGATTGGGGGTGTGGACGCTCAGTTTTGATTTGAAAAGCGCGAAAGCCCACTGGGTTAAAGTGTATTGCCAAAATGGGAACGATTTTCGATACAACATTGGAGAAAACACAATTCAGGCTACAACGTCTTTTAAAAGGTACAGCGTTACGTTTATTCCGTATGTATATGCATCAAATGTGCAAAAATCAATGCTTGCTTTTTTTTCAGAGTATGATAGCGGAGCATTTGTAACTGTCAAAAATTTAAAACTTGAAAAAGGATCAAAAGCCACCGACTGGACGCCCGCCCCGGAAGACCGCTCCTATCTCGTCAACACCCTCTCCCCCACGCAGGCGGACGGGATGTGGCTGGGAAGCGATGGAAAGCTGTATATTAATGCGACAAATATCACCGCTGGGTACTTAAACGCGTCTAGAATCAAATCTGGCACCTTACTATTAGGCGGCTCAAATGGAGTTAATGGCAATTTAAAGGTTGAGGGAAATTATGCAGATATGTATGCGGAATCATATAATTTAAACAATACGCTATATACGTCTTCGTTATCATTCAGAGATAAATCGGGAACTGAACTTTTTTACGCAAGGCCGGTCAAACTTGGCACACTTGAACAGGTTCAGGTTGGAGGACGGCGTGCGTTTTATATCAGGTCTTTAAGCGAGAACGGAAGCACAGCAGCAGAGTTATATCTTGGCGGACCCAAATCAATGGGCACAACAGGTGCAATTGCTTCTATTAGCGCTCCGGATGGAATTGAGTTAGATGGATACATAATGGCATCTGATAGTGTTAGGCTGGAAAATAGTAAAACTATATATGGCAGGACAACAGGTGATGTTTCGCAGCCGATGATCGGAAAATCCACATCCAATCACACGATCGTTGGAAACGGGAATCAGTCTGGCAACACAGAGATCTACTCCAAATCCGGAGGTAGCATATCTTTGTGTTTAGGCGGAACCGAAAAATTTAGAGTAGACGATAGCGGAGCGGCCTTATACGGAAACAACACAAATATCCGCTCCATTAACGGCGCGCCAATTAAATTTTATATCAGTGGCCAGCTATGCGGATATATCGATAAAAGCGGCTGGCACAATCCATAAGGAGGCATTACATTGGCACTCATCAAACCAGGTTATCATTTTCGCGGCCTGAATGTACAAAACGCTTATCTCCGCATCAGCAATCTAGAATACCTTTACGCCGACAAGAAGGTGGCCTATCTAATATCAGCCTACGCAAACAAGAAAGCTTCTGAAGGGGATTTGCGGCTTGACGATTATTATGTCGGAATTACGGACATGCCCCTCGGTGGTAGCGTTCCCGACATCCTCCGCATGATCTACGAGGACATTAAAATGAAGGCGCGGGACGCGGATTCCTATCCTGAAATCGCTGAAAAATTTGCGGACTGCATAGACGACGTGGAGGAAGACTTACCCTCCCCCTCCTATGCCGAGCTCGCCGCCGCAACCAATATCCTGATGGGAGGAGAAAACGCATGAGCATCATCGACGAAGCCCGCGCCATGCGGGCAAGCTATATCGCCCTTGCGCAAAGCGCCCCGGATGAGCTGCTTTCATCCGGGGATTATTTATCAGTTTTTGATCCGCTGTGCGGGGATGGCGGCCTGATCCCCGCGCGCAGCGTGCGCCGCCATGAGGGGAACCTTTACCGCGCAAATGCGGATTGCTGGGATCGGGAGGACAATTGGCCCAGCGCCGCGCCCACCCTCTGGACGCAGGTCACGCCGGACGAATGGCCCGCCTGGGTGCGGCCCTCCGGCGCGCATGACGCTTACAACACCGGCGACAAGGTGACGCACAACGGCAAACAATATACCTCACAAATCGACGGCAACACCACAGAGCCGGGAACAGACGAACGCTGGTGGAGCGAAACGAAAGAATAAATTTTAGGAGGCCTAACCAATGTCAATTGCAACCATCAAGGCCGTTATCGACGGTCAGACGTATCCGCTTACCCTGTCGGAGGACGGGTATTATGTGTTGGCGGGCACCGCACCCGCCGAATCCAGCGCCAATGAGCCGGGGGGCTACTATGGCGTGCAAATTATCGCCGCCGATGAGGCGGGTAATGAGATCACGATCAACCAGGAGGACGGGACGTGGGGTGATCAGCTGCAATTGGAGGCCTACGAGAGTACCAAGCCCACAGTTACGATCACCTACCCATCAGCGGACAGCCGGATCAATACCTGCACCCCGACCATTACCGCCCAGCTCCGGGACAACGATAGCGGCATTGACCCCGCCACCCTTGACCTGCGTATTAACGGCGGCAGCAAGATCACACAGGGCGCGCCGGGGCTTACTCTGACACCAGTAGAGGGAGGCTATGATCTCTCCTACGCTGTGCCAACGGCCCTAGATGAGGGCCAGACGACAATCTCTGTTGGCGTGTCCGATAAGGACGGCAACGCAGCGGATCAGGTGTCAATCACCTGCACCATCGCAGTCACCGCGCCGACCATTAGCCTGTCCTCGCCTGCGGAGGGCCTTGTAACCAACCAGGCGGCGGTGCAGATTACGGGCATCACGTCGGATGATCAGCTGACATCCGT